GGCGCGGAACTCATCGAGGCGCGGGAATAAAATCCCATTCAGACGCCGGATAGATTCAAGCAAGCCAACTTGTCGTCAAAATCGGTGTTGCAAAAACGGGAGTGACCATAGATTCCGTTATCGCTTCGGCGACAAACTCCCATGTGCCCAGAAGTATTAGTGGATCTCTTCTTCTGGTTTCTGGAATTGGCGCTAGGCGTGGATTGCACAAGATTAGAGATTCTATTGTCAGTACGAATGCCATTCACGTGGTCAATAACATCCTTTGGGTACTCGCCGTAGTGAATGGCCCACGCTATGCGATGCGCGAAATGAGGACGCTTATTCAGCGTAATCCATACATAGCCTCTCGCCATGACAGATCCAGCAATTTTACCAGCGTATTTTTTATTAAATCCGCCATCAGCTTTGGTGGAGTGTTCGAAATGACTTAACGGCCTTTCTTTCCAAGTTAGCTCACCGGTTTCAGGATCGTAATGAAAACATTCCCGCAGATATTCAACAGGTAGCTCTTTGTCTTTAGCTATTTCCATAATAAACCTCACAGTAGGTTTCACAGATGGAGGTGCGCGGCAACGGAGTCTGTGTTCTCCGCTTTCGACTGGCCGGTCTAGCCGCGCAGTGAAATTATATCACTCTCCATAGGTGCAGGCGAACTGGAGTCGGAAGACTATTCGCCCTTCTTCTGTGAGCACAGGCGCGGGAATTGCGCCCATGTTCTGGATGTAGCCGACGCAATCGTCGGTCATTGGGTTGGCCTGGACATAATCAATGATGCGCTGCACGGCATTAAGCGCGTCTTTGCGCTTGTCTTTCGCGCCGACAACGTCGACCAGGACGTGGTACTCAGAGCCTAGGTCAGTACGAATATTCGACCCGCCGTTTGGCCTGAACACCATGATCGCTTTCGACAGATCTCCCGGGTCGTCGTACATCAGCTGTTGCACCGTGAACCCGGCCGTTAGCCCGGCATCGCCGAACATGTTTCTGACCCGTTCGTACATCATTGGTGTCATAGTGAAAGTTCCTTACGCACAACATCATCAATGGCAGAACGCTCCTCTTCAAATCCAAGAGTGAGAAATTCCTTTTTAGCAGTCGAGCGACGGAACCTCTGTGGATTGGCCGGATCATGAACATAAACGGCATAGTTGGTCGAGTAACCTACCCTGCCTGTGATTACTGCTCCGTCAGCTACGATTTCTCGAAACTGGCTATTTAATAGCGCTGAGGTGTCGATCGGTGTGTAGAGCGCCGCTCTTGCCGCCCCCAGAATCATCGCCGACTGGAGCGCTCGAATTATTTTTCGACCCTGAATATCATTCAGAATTCGGTCAATATTGCGCTCAACACGTGCCGCTCCGCGAACTTTTATGCCCATGGCTACACTCCCGTCAGGATGGCGTAATCATCCGCCAGCCGCTCGAATGTGTCGGCATAGCGTATAACCTGCCGCACCTCGTCGGCACCGGCCACAACCGGGTCCGCTTCGGTCGATACGCCAATCAGCAGGTAATCACCCGTGGCCGCCAGCGCGAACTCTGTCCAGACGGTGTTCTTAACGACGATTTCAGCGCCCAGGCTGGCTAACTTCTTACTGAGTCCGCCTTCGTAATCACAGAGGATTTGCTCAGGTTCGGCATAACCCAGAGGATCGCCGTATTCGTCATTACCTTCCAGTTTGCGCCAGATGGTCGCCGTGGCGGTGTAAGACCAGTTGGCAACGCTGCTCATAGAGTGAATACCTCCACCTTCTCAACGATTTTGAAATCATCAAGAGGCCTCATCGAGCCTGATTGACTGGCGAGGCGCTTAGCATCAGCCTGCTCCAGAAAGTCAGCTTTGGCTTTCTCGTAAGTTTCAGCATGGCGGCCAATAAACTTAACGCCGGAGTCGTTTATCCAGATGAACAGCGACCAGTTGTCTTCGCACTTAAAGGCATGCACATCGTATCGTTCAGCCATCTTTCCACCTCAACACCTTCGCGCCAGTCGCCCGGATGCGCGCGCAGTTGATATGCCACTCGCCATCCGATTTCACGTAGCCGGTAGTCTCCCGCCCGGTGTCGGTTTCTACCCATACGCGGGTGAGAGGCTTCGGCTTGCCTTCAGTCACTGATTTGTACGTCATCACTTACCCCCGCACATACAGCCGCCCTTGCCGATCCAGATACCAGCGAATGCTGGGGCGGCAGTAGGGTCGGCAGGAATAAGGGAGGTTGCACAACCGTACTTATCCAGCCCGCGCAACAGGTTAACCGAGGCCTTCCAGCGATCGGTAAACGACTGGTACCGGAACGAGCGCGACGCACCACTCGGCGCCGTCTGGCTTGAGATATATTTATCACCCTGACCGAGCCCCATAAGCGCCAGCAGATAGAGCTGAATCAGCAACGCGGTCGATGTAGGATAATGCGCATCGAGACACTCCTGAATGCTGTTGGCCTGGTCGACGAGAGCCTGAAGAACAAAATCGGGAATGGTAATTCCCTGGCTCTCCAGATACTCCTTCGCCTGTTCGAGAGTTACCATTATCGACTCCGTGAAATACCCCGCCGGAGCGGGGCATAAAAAAAACCGCCTGAGCGGCGGCTGTTATTCAGCAGGGAAAAGCTTTTCGAGTTCGCCATCCGGCAAAAGCTCGCTGAGTTTTTCAGCGCCCAGGTTGCCTTTGAACTCAATACCCAACTCAGTAAGGCGGCCCTGAATGATCTCTTTGCGAGATTTTTCACCGGTACCGGCATCAGGTGTTGCAGGTTTCAGCTCGCCACCAGCCTCGCCCTTCATCAGCCGGACGTTAGACTTCAGCGCCGGGTGAAGATCTTTCAACTCCACCACGTCGCCAACCTTTACGCCGAACCATGGGCGCACAACTTCGTATTTAGCCATGCTGTTTCCTTACGCCAGGTTAGCGCCGTAGACAACACCAGACAGGCCCTGATCGTCTGCGGTGATTTGCAGACCCTCAGCAGACATGATCTGGAAGTTGTAGTTAACGTTAGGGAGTGGACGCGGCAGTGGCACAACGCCGACGGCCATGCCAACCAGTGGAGAGATCACGTCACGGCGACGTACATACGCGATAAACTCGTTACCGGTAAGCGCGAAGCTCATGCGGATTTCTTTCACCGGTGCGAATGGCAGAACAGCCTGCAGGAGAGTGCCGCTCACCACACCATTAACTACGTACGGCTGAGCCATATTTGCCCAGATCTCAGGGGAAACCCACATCACATCATACTGAGCTACTTTGTTGGTGCGTGCGGTGGTACCGAATGCTCCTTTACCAAAGAACTCAAAATATTGAGTCGTGGTTGCGCTGGTCAGGTCGATGTTCGCACCACCAGCACCAGAACCGAGGTTAATCTTCTTGGTGTTGCGGTGGTTCTTGATGCCCTGCGCCGGGTAGGACTGAACCTGAATTTTTGAATCGCCGTTCAGGTAGTAGTTAACGCGCTTCTGGTTGAACTTGCGCATCTTCGCCATCTGCGAGTCCAGCACCAAGTCAATGCCAACAGAGTTCAGACCAGCAGCATGACGCCAGTTAACACCGTAACCAGCAGTGAACACCGGAATCGGGTCACCGTCGCTCGCGTAGTCGGTGTGATCGAAGGAGAACGGCGCCTGACCATCGATGCTTACTGACACGTCGTCAGCGATGTCGCCAACGACGTTATACAGCTTGGCGGTTTTACCGACCGGCAGCACGGTCTGAACGCCGATCAGGTCGTTCACGATTTCCATGCCGACTTCCTGATCCCGCAGCTGCAGCACCTGGTTGTCAATCTCAGCCCAGAAGTCACGGGAGAAACCGCCAACAGCGTTACAAGCCAGCATGTCAGGCGTCATCATTGCGCGGTTAGCTGCAATGATGGAATCGTTCTGTAGGTTCCACATGTTGCGGTTTGCCCACAGCTCACTCCAGTGCCCGCCAAGGCGGGAGTTAGTCGCCAGCGTCTCTTTTGAGAAGTACATATGTTTTTGTCCTTTTGTTACGCGCCAGCAGCGGCGGCAGTGCCAACGCGCATGCGCACGCGGATGAAGTCGGTGGTGCTGGCCGCGATGGTGTATTCATCCTGGCTGTAGCCGATCACTGAATCAGTGTCGGAGGTGGCAAGGGTGAACTGACCAGACGTTCCCAGCTTGATCGGGCTGTCCTTCTTGTACGCGCCAGGCAGGCAGCGTAACGCCAGCTCACGCCCTTCTTCGACGTAGTTGCCGACAGCTGAATCACCGGCAGGAATTGCCTCTGTGATAGTCAGGCCCTGGTGGTAACCGACATCGATGATGTACAGGCGGCCGGTTAGCGCGGTGGCCTGAGCGAATTTATCGGATGAGTTGATGGTTGCGGCGGTGCCCGGAAGCAGCGCGGCGGCCGTAGTGCGGGTTTCGGTCTTGTACAGAGACTGACCGTCGATATTAACGCGACGATAACGAGGCATTATTCCGGCTCCTTATTTGAAGTATTCGGCAGCAGAAGGTGCGCCGGTTTCTTTGTGCTGCTGTGCATTGTTAGCGCCCAGAGGAGCAGCTTCACCCAGCGACTTGAACATCGCGTCCAGAGGCTCACCTGACAGTGCGTTCGCGACGATATCGCCATGCACCTTTGCTACCGCCTCACGCTTGGCTTTTTCTTCAGCGCGAGAATTGGCGGTCAGGGTTTCCGCGAGCTGATTATGATTGGCCTGCAGCGCATCAACCTTTTCCGCGAGAGGCTTGATAGCCGCTTCCGTGTTGGTCGCAACAGCCTGGCCGATCATGCTGCCGATTTGTTCCAGTTCTTCTTTGGTTAAAGGCATGTCGCCCTCCGTTTTGTGGTTTGGTGCAGGCTGTTCCTGCGGTGTGAATAGAGCTTTGAATTTGTTAGCGACGACTGCCACCCACGACTCCTGGCGCGCTACTGCGGTGCCGGTATCGTCGAAGGTGATAACGCCGCCCTCAGACTTGTATCCAAAAACCTCAGCGGTGCCGCCGTTGCGGATGATTACCGCTTGCGAGTCAGTGAAGTCAGCAATCCAGGCATATTCATCCGTGCCCGGCGCAAACTTCGCTTTGGCTGCACGATCGAGACGCTGCTCGCGCTCCCGGTAGGATTCGCCTACCAGTGCGCCGGAGTTGGCCTTAAGCGGCTGCGCCAGATCGGCATTGACCATCAGGCCAACACCTTGCTCAGGTGTTGCAGCTCCTACTTCGTGCAGCAGGATCGCGTCGTGGTCCATGCCGTGGATATCTGCGACCCACTCAGCACCTGTGGCGCGCTGCTGATCGTTGGGCTCGAGTTGGTCAAGGAATGCGGCGACGCTGGTATGAATCGGTGGCACGTCTTCACCACGCTCAATTGCAGCGACGCGATCAAGTAGCTCCCTGCCACCTTCCGACTCGCTGGCGCGGGCCACATCAACCCACTTTTCGAGGTAGATGCGATTACCGGACTTCTTAACGTTGCGGTTCCAAGCGCCGATATGGCCTGCGTTAATCCCCTCTGGGGAGAAAGCAGAAACGAACTGACCGTTAACCTGAGGATGCCCAAGCGGTGCCAGGGTACCCTCCAGCCCCTTATAGTGGGCGTCGATTTGCTCTTGCGTGTACAAGCCGCCATTCATGACGACGTTTGCTGGCAGCGTGTAGCTCGGCAACACCAGATGCTCACGCCCGTTGTATGTTTCGCGCCGGATAGACTGACTGTTCACCTTCGTGGTGATGTTGACCTGCATAGGCATAGCTATTTCTCCGCCCAGGCGTAACCGCGCGCCTGCATCGATTTATATTCCTGTTTGAGTTTCGTGATGGTTTCCGGGTATTCCGGATTACCGTCCGCATCCACCAGCACCGACTGCTGGCTGCATTTGCAGTTGATGGAGTTGCCATCTTTGCTGTACCAGTCACGCACCTCTTCGTTGGTGTAGAGGTGGGCATGGCGCACTGCGTGGGTATGTCGGGTTGTCGGTGACAGAGCCGAGATGTGAACCAGAAGCGTTTTAAGGCCGTAAAGGTCATTCGCCTCCTGGTCTTCATCCCACTTAGCCCGGCGCAGCGCGGTAGTCACTTCAGTGCGCGCTATCCTGTTAGCCCGCCGTTTCTCGATGCCGGTCTGGTCGGTCAGGTTGCGGGCAATGTCCAGTGGATTGAGACCACGCCCAACACCATCAGTCAGTACTCGCGCCATATCTCGCTTAACGTCAGCTGTCAGCCCCTTCATTTCCTCAAATACACGCGCATGCACCAGCGCCATACGTTGCTGATATTGGTCGCTTGCGAGGATGGACGCTAACGACTCACGACCAGCGGCGTACACCGGCGACTGTTGGCTGAGGTTGTAGAACGACTGCCCGGTCCCTTTCTCCGAAGCCAGATCGATGTACTCGTAAAACCACAGGTCGTAATCGCCACCTTCAAGCAGCACCTGATCAACCAAGTAACTGGCATCGTTCAGAATGATGGAGAGAAGCGTTGGGTTTAGCTGGTATTCGTATCTGGCGTTTACTGCGAGGGATGAAGGTATTTTGTCGAGTGCTGATTTGTACGATTTGCCAATCTTATTCATCCGCCTAGCGAAGTCTTTCATTGCCCGGCGTTCCAGCGCATCGGCTCCGGTCGGATCCTGATAGTTACGCGGTAGAATTGGTGGCTTCGCCTTCTTCGTCGCCATCCTCTTCTCCTAACGGGAATTCATCGACATTTTCATAACCGGCAGCTGTGCGAATTTCTTCACGACTGAACGCTGGATTCTCTCCGCTGCCCTGGAACGTCTGGTTAATCTCTGCCATGGTTTTGGCATTGGCGAGCTTCTCAGTGCCAGTCTGTTCGTTAAGGTCATCCCAGATAACAGTCTTCTCGCTGACTGCATCAATAATCTTCAGGTCGATAAGCTTGTCGCAGAAGTCCTCTATTTCAAAAGACAGGTCCACGCGGCGCGACTGACAACGAGCATTAAAGTATTTCTGGTCTTCGGTACTGGAGCGCTCAGCCTGCTGATTACCAACCAAAATGCGCGTCGGGATATCAACTCCGGCGGCGGCGGTCTGCAGGTTTACGTTATAGGTCGCTGATGGATCAGCAACAGCAGTGACCAGCGGTGTGACTGTGGCCCCCTGGGTTGTCATCAGAACATCGTTACCACGGTTCATTTCCCCGGCAACGTCGTTAAACTTATCCTGCAGCTCGTCAATGCTCACGCCATAAAGAGACGCAAGATTGTTGAAGTCGATTTCCTTCTCAAAATTGACATTAAGCTGGCGAGCGGCGTTCTTCAGGAATGACTCACCAGACCCGCCTTCTACCTTCTCAAGACTCACGAAGGCGTTATATGCTGGCTCAAGGAAGCCAATAGCATCGTCTGAGTAATCGCCAAGGATGAAAATGCGATCGGGGTGGATGTTGACACGGCGACTTGAACCATTCGGCAACCGTTCGGCGTACTGCCACATCTTAGGCTGGCCGTACGTCTTCGAGTTCAGGCCAGTGTCCCACTCGCTCACCGTAAGCGATCCGGCCCACGCCACCGATATTTTCTGAAGACCTCGCCCTTTGGTTACCGGAAGGTTCCAGTCTTTTTCATCGCGGACGTGCAGAAGGATGCCAGCATAACGGCCCACCAGACGACGGCGATCGGCCTCAGAGAATGAGCGCCAGAATCGGTTGGTGAATACCTGTTTGGCCTTTTTCTCCCAGGCGGTTTCGTTTTCGCTCTCGTCGGCATCGTCACCCTCGATGATTTCCGGGTTAGTCTGCCAGCACTTGCCCACCAGCTTCTCAACTGCACCGTGAGCGATACCGCCACGGCGGTACAGGGCATAGAGGTTTTCGTAGGTTACCTGCTCAGGGAATCCATATTCGCACCATGCGGAATGGCGCTTATTATCCAGCCCCATTGTTGGCGCCATAAGCCCCATACGGGCGCGCGCCATCCGCGCATCGTTCAACGCATGGTTGACGGCGAGAGTTAATTTGTCAGTCATGGTTTGTCCGTTTGGTTAGCGAAGGCGTTTCGGAATCATCATCCCGGCCATCTGGCCCTTACGCTTAATGTGACCGTCGAGACTGTAGCGGATACCGTCCCAGCAGTGCTCATAGCCATCGGCGAGCTTCGGCAACACCTCACCGGTGATGCGGTCAGTTTTGTACGACCACATGCGAGCCTCACGCGCCACGTTCTTGCAACGCGGGTGGATAATGATTTCGTCGAAACCGCGAAGATGGGCGATACCGTCCTCAACGCTTCCCTGCCATTTTTCGGCGGCTGAGATGTTGAAGCCCTGCCGCTTGAGATAGCTTATCGTCTCAGGTCGTGCCGCGTCAGCCTTAATTGGCCAGTCACGCGATCCGGGGATTGTGTCGTATAGCTCTGGCATATGGTCGAGCTCTGTCTGCTGACCGTATGCCTCGTATTCGATGTACAGCCGGTTGTGCAGGATGAACGAGCGCACCAGCGTGTTAGGGTCTTTGGCGAAACCGAAGTCAGCACCGAAGAACAGGCGATCGGCCTCTTTCCATAGCTGGTCCGAGAACTCAGCGATCCGGTATTTTCCGGCCAGCACCTGCTTATCAGAGTTTTCGAGGTAAGCACCCTCCCACACCCATGCGTATGTTGCCGGGTCGAGGCGGCGTTGGTCATTCAGGCGCTCGCCTTCCAGCACGTCTGGGAACCAGGGGTTATCCGTGTAGTTCATCTCAACGGTGATGCAGTCGTCGCCGGCTTCTTTACGGAACCTCTTATCCGTGGCGCTACCGTCGCGCTCCGGGTTCCACGTCACCCAAATCTCTGATCCTTCTTCACGTACAGTAGGACTCAGCTTCTGCCAGGCTATTTCGCTGACTGATTCAGCCTCATCTACCCAGCAAAGCAGGATGCGCGCTTTCGACTTGATGCTGTCGAGGTTATGCCGGAGACCGCAGAACACGTAGTTAACGCTCTTGTCGATGGTGCGGATGTACTTCTCTCCGATATCAAAGTTGGAAGCCAGCCAGGGGACAGACAGGATCGCCTGTTTCACCTCCTGCATGCTCGACTCTTCCAGAGAGTTCATGAATTCACGCGCGCAGAGCACCACTCCGCTTTCTCCGTTCATCATCGACTGATACGCCTTTACGGCTGTCATCAGCGCAAAAGTGCGCGTCTTGGCACTGCCACGCCCACCATGCGAGCACCGGTAGCGCTTATTCACCGCAGTGAACAGCGGCGCAAGCTTGGCGGGGATCGGCAGTTGAACGGCTTCACTCATGATTTCGGCTCAACGGGAAGCAACTGGATGACAGTCGGCTTAGGAGTCATAGTTCCGTCTGAAGATTTGTGGTCGATTTCCTGGCTGACTTTGTCGCCGTACTTTTTCGGGTTCATGCGGGCCAGGGCCCATTTTCGCGTGTCGATGCGAAGACGTGCTTTAGCTACTGCGGCAGCCTCTTCATTCACACCGTCAGCAATATCGAACATATCTTCGAAAATCGCATCAGCACGTGTCTCAGTGGCTTTCGCGTATTGGTCGCGAAACTCTTCATGCTGCGCCAACCAGCGGAACACCGTCGCCTTGTTAGGCATCCCTGGTCGGTCACAAACTTTGCGCAGGCTTTCCCCATCGGCAAGCAGTGAACAGATGTCAGCAGCCACCTCTGGTAGATAATCAGAAGGGCGGCCAGTCTTTGATTTGGTCGCCATAGTTTCGTTACTCCGTTGTTTTTTCTGCTGGCTGCTCTACAGGTTCAAACAGGAAGTCATCAATGCTGTCCTGGCTGAAGTAGCGCCATTTGCCGTCATCCATTGCCAGAGCGACATAACCATTGACGATCTCTGGCTGGCTGCGGGTCATGAGTCCCGTAAAGGACTCTTTGGATTTTTTGGTGATTGTGATTTTGTAGACGGTAGCCATTTTGTTCTCCACGTGTCGCAGCTGTTGCCCTGCTTCTCAGAAGTGCTTAGCCACTTACGGCTTACCCGTCAGCAAGATGTGATCACCATCCTTGCGGGGTTACACAGATCATTATCGAAGCCCCTCAGTGAAGGGCTTCTGTAATGCCGCTATTTGCCGACGCAATTCTGCGTTGGCTACCCTGCTTTCGCTTCCATAAGCGTGATCATGTCAGGGTCCATCTGGCTGACGATCCGCTCACGAGCGCAATTCAGAAGCTTCTTACGACCACCGACTCCCCACTTATTCATTGCCCGGGCGCAGTCGCTCACTTCTTTGGTCTCATTGGCGATCAGCAGGTCGAGGCGATTGAGCCGGTTCATATTGCTAAGCCCATTAAGCACAGCCTCGCGGAATGTTTCATAAACGCGGATTTCAAATTCAGGCCTAATCCATGCCGCATAGCGAATAGCTAACAACTCGGCAGCCCAGACGCCTTGGTTAACACCACCATTCACAATGTTAAGTGATTGATTTTCTTCCAGACGACATTTTTGTCCTCTGGAATCCAGTGCAGAAACAAAGCGCTTTACCGCCGCACTTCGTATGAATTTATTCGGCCTCTGTGATTCTGTCGCCTCACCATTGGCAACGGCTGCCGCATGCAGATCGTTCAGGTTATATCTCCCTGCGGAGTCAACCCGGACAGAAATGCCGTAGACATTCACGGTTTGTTTTGTCATGTCGGTAATTACCTTTTAGTGATGAACCTTGTCTCACAGGAAATCCGGCCCTCAGAGGCTCCGACAGCCAGCCGGCATCCTCAAGGGTCATCCTGAAAGGTTCTGAGTGGTGAAGTGCGCGTGAGATGCGCGGTGAAATTCGGATACAAAAAAGCCCCGCGGATGCGAGGCTGTTATTTGAGGCACTGCTCTTTGATGTAGTCCTGCATGCCGCGAATCATCTTGTCAGCGGTTGCGATTCCGTCCCGGTGATCGAAATAATTCCGTCGAGCGTCTGGAGTAAGTTCGGGGGCTCCTGCATCATCCACGCCGGAGGTGGAGGTGGCTTTGGGCACTCCAGGGCAGGTTGCGGCGATGCGCAGCCGTTTAGCGCCAGAATCGACATCCCGACGCAAATCGTTAATGGTTTTTTTCGCATCGGACAATTCCTTCGTATATTTGGCATCCAGTGCAGCGACATCACGCTGGCGGGTCTGCATGTCTTTGATAGTGGCGTTAGCCAGGCGGAGACTTTTGGTGGCTTTGTCGCGCTGGTCTTTATAGGTGATGGCGTTGTCGCGGTAGTGGTTAACGAAGAACGCCAGCACGCCGATTACCGACACCACAATCAGTTGCAGCCAGTAACGCTTAACCAGTGCGCCAATCACGACAGGAACAGAGCGCGCTCCGCCTCACGCCGACGGGTCAGCCCATTCAGGACCTTGCCGCCAGCTTTATTCCAGCGCAGGAACTCATCGGCAGCGCCAGCATAATCACCGGCGTTGAGTTTTCGCAGAAGGGTCGATGTCGACAGTGACCGGGCGCCGAGGTTGTACGTGAATGACACCAGGGCGTCGAATTGCCCCTGAGTCAGGCCAACCTTGACCAGGCGGGACACGTCGCTTTCGTAGCTGACCAGTCCGGTCTTCAGCAGACGTTCTGCTGTTTCCTGCTTAATCGTCATCCCGGCGCGGATTGGTTTGCCGTCGACAGGCTGAGTCCAGCCATAGCCGATCGTCCAGACTCCGACGCTATCCAGATACGCGGTGAGCTTGCAGCCTTCGAATTCTTTGATCAGGGCAATGCCTTTATCACTGGTTTGCATTCTTCATCCCCGTCAGTCGTTCCCAGAAGTACGTCAGTGCTACGGAGCCCATTGCCCCGCTGATACCAGACGTAACCAGAATCATGTAAAGACTCAGCCCACTTTCTACGCTGATCAGGCCACCAATAAGACCGGTAAAGCCGGACACTGCAATTTGTGCCAGTGCGTTGATCCAGCTCCAGGTGGCTTTATTCTGCTTCACGTCAATAAGGTATCGGACCAGGCCGCCCCAGCATGACAGAGCAAGGACAATCAGCCATGACACTCCGGCAATGCTTTCTTTATCTTGCATACGTTTAGCCATATCACCTCCGAAAAACGGGGTGCTGTTTGTAGTAAGGGATCAGGCCCTCGGGACGATTTAACAAGTAGGCGTGTCGATGATGGTTCCAGGAGCCTGAAATAAAAAAGCCAGCGAAAGGCTGGCAATGTGAGGGTAAGGCAATGTCGGCTCTCTGGCCGTAAATACCCTGGCTGGGTTGGTGTGTGGTGTTGCTGGGCGGCGATGACGCCTGTACGCATTTGTTAATCCGGTTCTGCTTCCGGCGGTCGCTTAATTCACCACAACGGATAGGGCACCAGCTTCGCCAGACCTGAGAGCAAGGCGGATTCAGGTTCCTTTGATGCCCTTTCCTGTTATGGGATCCGTTTCGTGGAACTGAGGGGAAGGAGCGCTACTCCTCCACCTCATGCAAGGTAACACCGCCACGATGACGATGTGTTTTGCTATCGGTATGAACGAAAAAAGCCCAAGGCGTTAACCTCGGGCTTGAATTTTTTTGGCTTCGGAACGACTGAACGGATTCCCAGCGTTAGAGATAAATCTATCCAGTTTTTCCGCGAAATGCAATACCTATTTCCTATATATTTTCAACATTAGGGGAAATTATTTTCATCTCGTTACTTTTGAGAGAATGGAATCAGCCATAGACTCCTGTTTATGGCATTCGGCGACCAACTCCTCAAATAGCGGCTGAAGTTGCTCATATGCCGCCGTTTTCTTTATCTCCGCAACAGTATTAACGCCCTCAATTACCGTTGAGAACTTAAGCCTGGCGTAACCTCTGCCACCGCAGCGGTCGCAGGCTTTCATTACTGGAACGCCTTGGCGATCGCTTTCTGCCTTGTCCAGCACCTTACCTTTGCCATGGCAGCGACACGAATTGCTGATAACGCCTTTTCCGTTACACGGCTTGCACTTAACTCGCACCACCTCACGCGCCTGTGTCCAGCTCTCCCAGTCGCTTGGGCGAACGGCACGCGACATTTTCGACCAGTAAGGCGGTTTCCCCCATGGGTATGAGACCTTGTTGGTAAACACTTGCGCCTCTGTAAATCCGCCACCATCACAGCAATCACATTTTCGAGTGCTGGCAGCACTTCTTGAATAATCCTGGTATGCAAAAGCGCAGAGAACCTTAAGCACGCCTGACCGAGCTGATTCATCGAGTTCAGACAGTGCTCTGAATTTACCTGATAACTTACGTGCCTGCTCATAGAGTCTCTCCAGTGCTATATCTGGGCTGCTAATGCCGATTTTCGAGAGGTAAAGATCGAAACCAAACCCGCACTTGTGACCAGCAAGGCCAAGCGCCGCCATAACGTCAGTGCCGGTGAGACTGTCTGATGCGGTTGCGCGAGGAGAGTCACTGAACATCGGTGATTTAGGCGCAAAGTATTTAGCGATTGATTCGAGGTTCATTATGCGGCTTCCTTCTGTGGCTGATTGGTTTTGGTCTGGCTGTGCTTTGCTACTGGCGGCATGCTGGCGCGCTTAACGCTATCAACCTGGTATCGGGTTATCTCGTCTCTGGTCACGGCGCGCACTCCCCAATAATGATCTGCCCCTTCTCTCCCCAAAGTTTTGTCACCCGACCATCCCAGACGCGGCTGTCGTCGTCGAAAATTGCATCGAGTAGAGCCTTTTCCAGGTTGTCTTTATCCGGTTTCTGCTGATGAGCCTGGCCGTTGAGTTGCGTGCGCTTCTTCTGGCTCCAGCTTTTTGGCATAGGAATGATGAAGGTGATGTGATAACCGGATTCAGGAATGTTGATTCCAAGCAGGCGCACCTCGGCTTTGAAAGCCCAATATGCCGCTGTCGCAGGCCTCTTATGCCAGCGATCTCGCTGTGTCATGCGGGGCTTGCTGACCGGCGTGATATCGTAAATATTCATGCGGGCACCACCAGGCCACGACGGGCGATCTGGATAACGGTCAAGACAATGGCTCGATCCATTAACTGGCGGCGCTCGTCACGGCTCAGCCCCTTCCCGTTATCAATCTCTGAATGGCAGGTGACACAGATAGCGGCGGTGGCGCAGTCGTCTGTCTTCATGCCAATTCCCTTACCTTCATTGCGGTGTGCTACCTGTACGCCCCACGCTCCGCAAAGGACGCATTGCTCAATCTGGCCGACTGCGGCGAGCCACTTCTTGCTGCGGTATGTTTTACTCATGGTCACCACCTTGAACCTGTACCAGCGTGAGGCTTCCGCAAAACACAGCTCCTGTGTCGATGTACATCTGGTTGGCATACTTCAGGGGCTGGCGCGCAGGGGTGTGGCCGAAGATAAACAGATCGGCACCGTCTATCGGCGAGGCAATGCCGTCCTGAGCGTCGCTAACCCGTTCACGATTCCAGATGACCATATCTTTCGGGACAGGCTTATCGAATTCATATTCGTTGTGAGGGTAGTCAGCGTGGCAGATAACGATTTTACGTTCAGCGGTAACCAGCTCGATGACGAGTGGCAGCTCAGTTGCTTTGTGAACCAGAGCCTTAGCCAGCACTTCTTTGTCATAGTCGAGATTGAAGAACCAACCGCCACCATTTACCAGCCAGTGATTGACGTTCCCATACTCCGATAGCCCATCAATCATCATCTGCTCATGGTTTCCTCGCACAGCCCGGAACCAAGGCATAGTAATCAGTTCCAGGCACTCGACGTTTTCCGCGCCGCGGTCAACAAGGTCGCCAACCGAGATCAGCAAATCATGCGCCGGGTCGAACGAAACTTTTTCGAGCTCATTCATCAGCAGCGTGTAGCACCCATGCAGATCCCCGACGACGAAGATATTGCGCCAGTCAGCGCCATTAATGCGTTGATACATGCTCATGCGGATTTTCTCCTCGCCGCGAGACGCAGCCATTTCTGATCCACCAGGCGGGCGGTGTAGCCTTTCAAGGTCGGGACGTCGGACGGCTTAACCGCGGGCTTGCGCTGGCGGCGCGCCGGAACGCGGAAGATTTCGTTGGTGATGACGCGGGAAAGTGGAGTTGACATCAGGCCTCCTGCTTATCGCGCAGCACCTGAAATTCGCTGCTTTGAGGGATTGTGAGCACCAGGCCAAACTGAGCGCACCAGCCTTCCACCTGGCACATGAAATGGTGCATGTCGCCAGTGTCCAGATCGGATGTGCTGCGCAGCGCCTGTTTGTCGATGTTGCTCATTGGGCGGCTCCGGGCTTGCGAGTTAGTTGGTTGATATAGCGCTGGAGTTGATTCCAGATTCCAACATGCACATTGTGGGCATCCACGCAGATATTGTGAATTTCCACATCCTTCACTCCATGTACGCCGACCATGCCGACCTCATTAAGCTCATGCATTTTTGAAGCGCTAACACGCTGAGCCTTGCGCATACGGTTGACTATTTTGCGATGTGTCATGACTGCACTCCTTTGCGAATTTGGGCGGCGAATTCACCGCAGATAGTTGCTGCTTCATCAAGCCCGACCATTTCATCTTGATAGCAATTAATAATTGCGTTGCTAATTTTCAGGCAAACTTCGTCTACCGCGGCGGCTCGCACTTCAGCCAGGAAAGCCTGGTACGCAGGAATCTGCAACACCGCCAGTGAACGAATCATTTTCTGCACTTCCGGCGGGCATTGCTCATAGTGTTCGTCTGTGATGAACACGGCGTCGTTGTGAATTGTTTCAACTGCACTCAGCTCCGCAGCCAGCGCCGCGCATCTGGCTTCACCTTCAGCCACGCCAGCCTGGTACGCTTCGAACATGTGCTGCGTCATCTCGTACACAAAGCTTCTGTCGTCTTCCATCGCTGGCGAGCAGCCGTTGTTGTTCTTGGTAAACCACTCGATAAATTTCTGTTTCATACCCCTACCCTCCCCCAAACCATCAATACCCTTCTCATCGCCGGACTGTTGCGGCACTCCTGGCAGATCACGTTCGTGTCCGTCCGCTGAATTAACTTCGACTTGCCCTGCTTCATGCCCGGTATCGTGTCAGGGGCGAAGCGCATGCCGTAGCTGGTCAGGCTGTAAAGGCGTTGGCCGTATTTGCCTTCGCATCGGATCAGGCCGTCGGCCAGTAGCGTGCTCACCGTCCCGGATATCTTTTTGGTGTCCATGCCGATAAGTTCGGCCATCTTCACGCTGTTCAGCCCTGGGTTATTGCGCAGGGCCGCCAGCACCTGCTCACGGATTGTTATGGTCATGCTGCCCCCTTGGAACGGTAAGAATCCCAGGTGAATGACAGCGTGCACCCGCCGCCATCGCTCATGCGATCAAGAACGCGCTCGCCGATGAACGCTGCCAGTTCTTCTTTGGTCTGGTTGCTGATCAGGATGGTCGGCTTCATCCGCTCGTACCGGGTGTTGATGATTTCGAACATGATCAGCTTCTCGGCCTCGCTGCCGAACTGGACGCCAACCTCGTCGATGATCAAAAGGTCCGGAGTGGTGAAGTGCGCAATCACGTCGTTCTCGCTGCGCGTCGCAGTTTTCGACCACGTTGATTTGAACTCACGGGCAATCTTCAGCGCGGTGGTAAAAATTACCGGGCTCTGGTGTTTCTCGATGACATCACGGGCGATCGCCAGGGCGAGGTGGTTTTTACCGGTTCCCGGCTTGCCGCACATCACCAGGCCACCACCCTGCTTCAGGCGCTCTGGCCACTTCGCGGCATACGCCTGGCAAACCCGCAGCGCGCGCTCTGACTCCTTCCCCACCGGCTGATAGTTTTCCAGCGTGCACGTTACAAAGCGCTCAGGGATTTCGAGCTGGCGCAGCAGGCGATCGATGTTCTGCTGGCGCGTGCGGTCTTCCCACCGCTTTTTCTCGTCATACAGGAAGGTCAGCTCATCGCGAAGGCAGCCCGGACAACGAGTCGGCGGCGACGGCAGCTTGATCAGGCTGCTGGTAAGCACGCGTTTACGCTGTTCGTACTCGCCATGTTTCTCGCAAAGCACTGTTTCGAAGACGGTCTCGCAGTTAGGGAGCTGCTCTGGAGGTCTACCAAGGACTTCCAGCATTTTTTCGATAGCGTCGATTTTTTCGAGCAGTTCCATACTCAGTCCCTCGCCCATGACGGAATTTCAGTCTGGCCATAGTCCTTGCCAGCGAAGTTCTCGGATACGCGAGACGGAGTTCGTACAGGCTGCTTGGCACTTTTCGGCTCAAACAATCCCTGCCAGCCGTTCGCAATGCTCTGGTTGATGATTTCTTCGGGCTGATATCCGCTGCACTTGCAACGCTCGAGCAGGTTGATGGCCTGGGTAACCGTCTGCTGAGACTTGATCGGTTTCTTCAGGTCACGACGATAATCGACCCATGACTTCCAGACTGAAACTGACAGCCATTCAGGAAGGTCAACACCAGCCGGATCGAACGAAGCCGGTTTGGAGGATTTAGGGGGTTTATTAATATTGTCTTTATTGTCTTTTGTATGTTTGTCTTTTGTGTTTACCTTATTTGGGTAAGTGTCGTTACCTGATTCGGGTAAACATTCCTTACCTGATTCAGGTGAATTTACCTCTTTCAGGTAACGTTTATTTTCATTACCGGTTTTGGGTAATTTCACCCATTCACTAACCGTTTTGTTAATGCCGACAGAACGCCCGATTTGGGTAAATACTCCACGCTTAACTAACGAGCTTTTAGCAGCAGAGCATTTGTGCGGAAGAATGCCGGTAAGGGCAGATAACTGATCGTTACTAACCCAGTCAGATTTTTTGTTGAAACCGTATGTTTTACGCATTACAGCCATGAAGACCAGCAGCTGATGCTGAGACAATCCTGCCAGCATGACAGCCTCCAGAAGTTCATTGGCAATACGCGTATAGCCATCATCAAGATCTGCCACGCGCGGCTCCACGACCTGCAAATCAGGCCTGATTGGTGAGATATTGTTAATTGCTAAGTTCATCAGCAGCCTCCCCGCCTTTCTTGAAGATAATTTCGACACAAAGCAGAATGCAGTTATCGCAGATAGCAACGCCTGGACCGGCAACTATGGTTTTCACGTCGCTATCAATATTGCTTCTGTCGCAGAAAGAGCATTTATGAGTTGCGTGCTGATTTGCCTTTTCGTTTATTGCTGGCATACTTACTCCCGCTACTTGGCGTAACACAGTGTCTTGAAAGCCGTTGCTGCTACCAACAGCGCGGCTTTCGCCTTTTCAGAGCAGACCTGGCTGCTGCTGCACACGCTTAACGCGCTTCTTTTCGAACTTGTCTGACGGAACCTGTTGTTTCTCCGCCCAGAGTTTTGCGTGTCGTAACACGTCATCGAAAATCCTCCCCTTACGACTGGCCTGTGACATACGCTTGTACATATCGACGGCCTGAAATGCCCCCCCCTGAGCCACCGCTACGGTGAATCCCTGCTTGATCAGTTCATCGCGCACATGCTTCTCGATAAATTCGATGTGGTTCATGGCTTTCTCCGGTTACATGACGCCGAGCATCGACGTGACCATCGTCATCAGCGGGCCTACTTGCTCCGGCATGAGGCGGAACAGCGACGCTATACCTTCGCTTACCTCTTTCAGCTTCTGATGCTCTGGAGCGTCCAGCAGCACGGCCTGCTTAGCTTCGGCGCACTCTTTCATCGCATAGGCGATCAGCGACATCGTGTCGTTCTGCGGCGCCAGTCGGTTGCGGTACTCCAGCGGCAGGACGGCCATGATTGCCGGCGCCAGTTGTCGAATGTTGTTGGTGGCATATTCGGTGTCGCCGTCGATCCAGCGGAAAACCTTCTGCATCTGCCGGTGCGAGTCAGTCGGGATATCCAGTCCGGTGCCGCCGGTAGCCCGCCACTCTTCCACAATCAGCGCTGCGACAAATTCACGGCTGCGGCAATCAGCTGCCCAGGCGCGTACAGCTGCGCGGATCCCATCGATGTTTAACGCCGAGGAATCAGGTTCCCGGCGATTCTGGTAAATCATCGCCGTTGGCGAAAATTTGTTACCTTGTTGATACGCAAGTGAATGCATTGCTTTCCCTTTCGTGGTTAGGGCCGCCGGTTAGGCGGCAAAGATACCTGGATAAAGAACTTCGCGAGGAAGTCCCGTCACTTCTTCGTACTTACGCATTTTTGTTACTGGAAGGCTTCCGCCTCGCTTTTTGAGCATGTTGATGGCTTGCGGCGTTACGCCGACCTTTTCAGCAAGCACCTTTTGAGATCCTCCCACTGCATTAATGGCTTTCTCAAGCGGGGTGCTGGCGCTGGATTTTTTGTTGATCATGTTTTGCTCCGCTCATGTGTAATCAACACCATGTTAATTCATGATGTGGATTAAATCAACATTATGGTGATGGAAAAAATCCACATGTTGTTTACCATGCATGGAGCGGAGGATTTTATGAGTAGCATTTCTGAAAGAATTAAATTTTTACTGGCAAAAGAAGGGTTGAAGCAGCGGGATTTGGCTGAGGCTTTATCGACTAGCCCTCAGACCGTCAACAACTGGATAAAGAGAGACGCGTTAAGTCGTGAGGCAGCTCAGCAAATCTCTGAAAAGTTTTTTTATTCTCTTGACTGGTTACTGAACGGGACTGGTTCGCCAAAAAAGGATTTGGAAAGCAGCATCCCGCCTGAATCCGAGTGGGGAACTGTTGACGCTTGGGACAAAAATACTCCGCTTCCTGCTGACGAGGTTGAAGTACCGTTCCTGAAAGATATCGAGTTTGCGTGTGGTGATGGTCGAGTTCACAGCGAAGATCACAATGGCTTTAAACTGAGATTCTCCAAAGCAACGCTTCGCCGGGTGGGAGCTAACACCGATGGCTCAGGCGTTCTCTGCTTCCCTGCCACCGGTGACAGCATGGAGCCAATGATTCCAGATGGAACCACAGTGGCTGTGGATACAAATAACAAACGCATAGTCGATGGAAAGCTTTACGCCATTGGACAAGGGGATGGTGGTGAAGGGCAGCTCAAAAGAATTAAACAGCTTTACAGAAAACCAGGTGGAAAACTGATTATCCGCAGCTACAACAATGAGGCCTACCCTGATGAAGAAGCTGATATTGATGATGTTGAAATAATCGGACGTCTTTTCTGGTATTCAGTGTTGCTGTAGAGGCGAAGATGCGGCTGGTCTGATCGGCAAGGTGTTCTGGTCGACGCATAGCTGGTAGCGGCCTGAAGAGACGTTTGGGTAGCATACAGATCTATCGTGCTATCATTTTTTAATCATTAGCACGATATGCTATCCAGTTTGCAGTGACGTAAACCGATATTACATTTAAGATAGACGTTATGGTTAACTCAGTGTATTTTAATAACTGGTTATCCATACAGTATCTCTGAAAGCTTTCACTTTTGGAGAAGATTTTTGTCGTTATAATTTTGTTAAAGGGGGCATGTGATGGCTTACTCAACAATTGCAGTAGCTAATGCCTTTATTGAAAGAGCTAAAGGGGCTAAGATCACTGATCTTACGCCTATGAAGCTTCAAAAACTGGTATTTTTTGCTCAGTCGTGGAGCTTGAAAATATTAGATAAGCCTTTAGTGGAAGATTTTTTTGCTAAGTGGACTTATGGTCCTGTACAACCTCAGCTGTACCATGCTGTAAAGGACTATCAAAATCACCATATCTCTACCTTAATAAGTACGCTTGAATTCACAGAAGATGGTGGTTTCCAAACAGTTACACCAGAGTTTGTCGATGAGGTAGGGGATTTCCGCTGCATTATTGATAATATAATTACTGTATATGGTCATATGACAGCTGCTAATTTATCCCGCCTTACTCACCTTCCTGGCTCAGCTTGGGCCAAAGCTGGTGATGAACAGGCTGTTTTGGACAACAAGCTGTTGAAAGAATGCATTGTAATTGAAGAGGGTCGATTTATGTCTCAGGCTGAGTTCCCCTTCAACTTTGAACTAGATCGTATGCAAAAAATGGTGTCTGGGGACTTTGTGACTGTGCCTGATGGCCTTGAAACCCTTGACGATTTTGATGACTGGCTTAGGAAGGTGTCACAAAGTTGAAAGTGGATGTGGGAGTTCTATTTGCGAAAGAGGTCTTAAACTTTCCTGCTGATGACAGGAAAAAAATTAAGGCGTTCATAGATCATCTTAAAGCCAACGGCTTTAATGCCCTTGAAGGAAGAAACAAATCTTCTGACAGCGTATCCAAAGATGATCGAGACTTCGTAAATAAAGTGAAGGTGGCGCTACAGTATAAACTCTGGCATTACCATATCGGGATTGATGCTTACGATATGACTAAGCCATTTGGAGATAGAACGTCTGAGTATGTTCTTCACTATATGAATGAGCTTACTCCAGGCGAGATCAAGATAGTTGATTTTTCGTCTCACCCACCTTTCAGGCCCCCCACTCCTCCTTACCTTATCTAGCCGTTATCTATAACCCGGCCACCGCGCCGGGTTTTTTATTGCCCACCCATAAAGCTATCCCCCATTCTGCCGATAACTATTCAGCCTGAAGCTGATAACAATAACTATCGCAACACTACCTGCCCGCCCGTGCGGGCTTTTTTATTGCCCTTTCCGCACTATCTCAGCTGCATCCCTGTTCACACCCTTGCCTATCACGTTTCCTGTTTCCTTCCGGTACTGCTTCAGCTTGTCGATGATGTTTTGCTGGGTCATAGGTAAATCTGCCAGTGACAACTCCATGACCGCCCGCCCCATCGCCTGAATTTTCATGCTTATACGCTCTTCATCCAGAACCATGCACATCCCTCCTGCTGTTTTTTTAAGCGTAGCACTTATACCGCCAAAAAATAAATCAACATAAAAATCAACAATAAACGATCAAATCAACAAAATAAATCCACAAGGTGTTGACCTATAAATCCACATGATGTTTAATTACCCCATCGAAACGAAACATCGATAGCTGAGCGAAGTTAGCCAGCGGCGAAGTGGAGATTCGGTCAGTCGAACGGCGCGACAGTAAACCATGCGTCGGACCATAGGCGGGCTCAGGAAGAGCGGCAATTATGGCAAAGCGATTTACCAGCAGCTCTTTGCGAGGGGCTGACGGCAAATCTACTCCACTTATTTGAGGTGATGGTGATGGATATAAAAAACGATGAAGTAGCGATGTTTAAAAGCAACAATGGCGTAATTTTAGCAGCTGACGCAGCTTATGCTGCTGCTGAAGAAGCGGTTAAAGGGGCATCAGATGACCACTGGTATCGGCAGAATTTGATAAAGGCAGCACTGGAGACTGCCCTGGCATCAGTTATCGTTTTATAGCGATCCCAAAAGGCGTAGGTGCTTCTGCTTTGTACTTTTCCTTTGCTGCTTCACGACAGGCAGGAAGCAAATCAGCAATGCGCTCAATTAAAGCTTCTGGCGTGTTGGCGGATGGGTCTTTTACTGCAAGCGCCAGCGCTAAATCATATGCCACTGATTCCTCAGTTCTCTTTCCTGCAAATACATTCATGGACATAAAGAAATCCTTTTATTGACTGTGGAATATCCAGTCTACGGCATTCCTTTGACTGTGGAAAGTGAAGGAAAGCGCGCGCCGGGCGCGGATAAATACCCCGGCACTAACTGGAATGTTTTGGGGTGTGGTGGCGGTGTCCTCAAGCGAGGTGCAACGCTAGCAGTGTGATAAGACCTGAAAACCGGCTGGGCAGATAGTTGTTTGCCAATACAGAAAACAGGGCGTCAGGAAGTAAGTGAGAGTGGCGACTCAGTGCCAGTCCACCACACCACCAAAGCATTTCTCCCGCATCAGCGGGTAACGACAGAGGGTAAGGCGATGAAAACAAGTAGCGGACAAGAGATTTTAAAGGGCTTCAATGTTCGGGATATCTCTGCTGATTATGACGAGCCAAGGTTTGATGTTTTGTTTGTCCACGATGATGGCAAATGCCGGTATTCAAACGATGTTTTTGGTTATGAGCAAGAAGCCATCAGTTACGCAGAAACATGTAACGCCAACACAGCAGACAATGAATGCTGGGACTACTACCAGCACTCTTCAACCAGCTCCGACTGGAAACTGATTCATCACATTGAAGCTAAAGCCGCCTAACCAGCGGCTTTTTTCATACCTCAGTCGCTTCACAGAGGCGGCTTAGTTATGACAACTGGCGGCCATCCACCGCCCATTGAAACACTGAATAAATGCGTTGAAGTCTTGTATTAACCGTTCCGTTCGCCGCGATAAGGCCAAGAGGAAATCATGGTAAACCAGCAGCAGATCAGAGAGGCCCAACGGCTCGCGTCGTTCGCGGTGCTCCATCGCAATGCTCCGGCGTGGGAAGAAGCAAAGCGCCTTTACGCCGTCGCCATCGGGAGGACTCTTCACTGATGGAAACTTTATTCGCGCTTGTTCTGACCGTGGCAATGACCAACGGTGATTATCAGGATGTCATTCTCGGCGTATACGACAGCCAGCAGGAATGCAGCCAGGCAGCTACAGAACAGAAAGTAACAGCTGAATGCTGGCCGGTAGAAAGCATTCTCCGCAACGGCGAGTTCCCGGCGAAATCCATCGCGCAGCAGTAACCACCCTATTCAAACGATCGGCCTGGCTTCTGCGGGCGGGATCTGCACATCCAAATTTCAGGAGAAACCATGAGCGAAGTAACGGACTTAACTGTCATCGAAATAAAGCCGGAGCAGGCGCCAGTGCTTTACAGCGCGGGTGGACTTAATGGCTTTCTCGAGCAAATCCGCGAGTTGGCTAAAGAAGTTCCAGACGTTACCACTAAAAAAGGCCGTGACCGTATTGGCAGCCTTGCGCGCATGGTTGGCTCCAGCAAAACAGCTATTGAGAAGCCTGGCCGTGAATACCTCAAGCGATTGAAAGAGGCGGTTAAGCCTGCTGAAGAGGAGTTGCGAGTATTCACCAGAGAGTGCGATGCCATTCGTGACGCAATCCTTAAGCCCCGCGACGAGTGGGAAGCCGAGCAGGAACGCATTAAGGCTGAAGAAGCGATGAACGCGATGCACGCCGAAGCGCTGGAAATGAACATCAAATTCGATCAAGAGCTGGCGGCCAAGTTTGAAGCGGACCACGAATTGGCCCTTCTGATGAATAAGGATTTTGACCGTGACCGCGAAGAGCAGCGCCGCAAGGCGGAACAGGCACAGCGTGAGCACGAAGAACGCATTAAACGTGAAGCGGCAGAACAAGCCCGCCGCGATGCCGACGCTAAGCACAAAGCTGAGATTGAAGCCGCAGCGCGCCGTGAAGCTGATGAGAAGGCTCGCGCTGAAGCAGCAGAACGCCAGCGCATTGAAACGGAGCAGCGTGCAGCACGTGAGAAGAAGGAAGCGGAAGAGCGTGCACGACGCGAAAAAGAAGAAGCCGTTGCCGCCGAGCGCCGCCGCCTGGAAGAGGCAGAAGCCGCCCGTCTGGCTGAAGAGCAGCGTAAAGCGGAAGAAGAAGCGCGCCGCACCGCAGACAAAGAGCACCGTCGCACCGTCAACCGTCGCGTCATCGCCGACCTTATAGCTCAGGGCATACCAGAAGAATTCGCGCAGAAAGCAATGCTGGCGCTCGCTGGCGGCAAAGTGCAGGACGCGCACATCAAATATTGAGGCAACCATGAACGCATACCTCACTTACGACCGCATCGAAGATCGGCGGTGGGTTGAGCAGCAGCTCACCGACGAGAAAGAGAAGTGGATCGACGACAGGGCGCAGCAAATCATCGACATGATGCCAAAAGAGCCGTCCGGCATCTTCCACTTCTCGGTCCCGATTGACTCCAGCCCATACGAAGGACTTCGCAGCGATAAAGCTGGCGAGGCCTACAACGATTTCATTTCGGCAGTTGCTTACGCCCAGGCGGAATACGACTGGGAACACCGTACCGGCTGTCCGTTTTAATTTTTGAGGGGATTAACAATGAGCACTGCACTTTCCACCATGGCCGGGAAACTGGCCGCACGCCTCGGCATGGATGCCGGCACAGACCTGATGAATACACTGAAGAATACAGCTTTCAAAGGTGGCAACGTCACGGACGAGCAATTCACAGCCCTGCTGATCGTCGCCAACCAGTACGGCCTGAACCCATGGACCAAAGAGATTTACGCATTCCCAGATAAAGGCGGAATTGTCCCGGTCGTAGGCGTTGATGGATGGGCTCGCATTATCAACGAACATCCTCAGTTTGACGGCATGGAGTTCTCTTACGACAAAGAGGAAGGCGCGTGCACCTGCAAGATTTACCGCAAAGACCGCAAGCACCCGACAATCGTCACCGAGTATATGGGCGAGTGCAAACGCAACACTCAGCCATGGCAGTCCCACCCTACCCGCATGCTTCGCCACAAGACGCTGATCCAGTGTGCGCGTCTGGCCTTTGGTTTCGCTGGCATCTTCGACCAGGATGAGGCAGAGCGAGTAATTGAAGGAACAACAGCAGAGGTTCATGCGGGCCATGAATCAGATAGCCGTCGCCCGGATCTGATCGCAAAAGGCGAGTCTGCCGCACGCCTTGGAACCGTTAAGTATCAGGAGTTCTGGGTAGCGCTGAGCGCTGAGGAGAAGCAGGTGATCGGCGCAGTTGAGAAGCGACGCATGTATGACATGAGTCTTGCTGTCGACAACGCCGAACCTGTCCATGTCGCAGATGCGGAGGCTGAATAATGGAGCAACGCACCCCTGAATGGTTTGCTGCGCGCTGCGGCAAGGTCACTGCCAGTCGACTGGCTGATGTCATGGCCCGGACTAAGTCGGGCTACTCCACCAGCCGCCAGAACTACATGGCCGAGCTGATTTGCCAACGGCTGACCGGGAAGCTGGAGGAAGGGTTTTCGAATGCCGCGATGATGCGCGGCACTGAACTTGAGCCAGTGGCGCGCGAAATGTACGCCCTGAATGAGTTCGATGCGGCAATCACTGAAGTTGGACTCATCGATCACCCAACCATACCCGGATTCGCAGCCAGCCCGGACGGACTTGTCAACGACGACGGGCTTATCGAAATCAAATGCCCCAACACCTGGACCCATCTTGAAACGCTGAAAACTGGCGAGCCAAAGCGCCAGTACATGCTGCAAATGCATGCGCAGATGATGTGCACCGGGCGGAAATGGTGTGATTTCGTTAGTTTCGATGATCGCCTGCCGCCTGACCTCGCCTATTTCAAGAAGCGAATTCACTTCGATGAAGAGCTGGCGCGCGAAATCGAGTCTGAGGTTAAGAGCTTCCTTGCAGATCTGGAATCGGAAATTCAGAAAATCACAGAGCGTGCAGCATGAAACGCACCCCATTCTACCGCAGGCCCGGGCGAACCGGGCAATTCTCCGGCCTCCGTGAACGCGTTATCTGGATGATTCAGACGCGCGGACGCCCGGTCACCGGCAGCGAAATCGCTGAGAAGTTTGGCGTAACGCTCATCGAGTTTAACCGGGTCGCTAACGGCATCACCCGCGGCGCCGGGCAGATAGCGCAACTCGTCGCTTCGGAAACCTGGCTCAACGAGGATGGAATCTGCGATCGGACGTTCAACCTGGTCACGAAGCCAAAGGTCGTAACGCCGCAAGGCAAATCACTCCTGTTCACCCGGCGCGCCATTGAGCAATCGCAGGAAGGCCGACGGCAGGAGTGCATTGCTCGCGCCGCCCGCCGTAGCCGGCTGATTGCCGCTGGCCTCTACATCGACGAAATGGAGTCAGTGCTATGAAGGCGTGGTCACTCGAAGAGCTGGCGCTGCTGTGGCGGCACTCAAACGCTGAAGTCGCGGAGATTACCGGCCGCAGCATTGAAGAGGTTGGAGATAAGCGGCTGCAAACCAATATGGAGCGTAATGGCTGGGATGTTAACGATCCGGAGCGGGAGGATGTATGACGGATTTCACAGGCAGTAATACCCCAGCGGATCAGCGCGACCTCTGGCGCACTCCACCAGCCCTCTTCGCCTCACTTGATGCTGAGTTCTGCTTCCAGCTTGATGCCGCCGCGGCGCCGCATAACGCGCTGTGCCGGAAGTTCATCACAGCCGAGCAGAACACTCTGGAAACGCCGTGGGCTGATTACCTGAGTATTCCGGGCTACGTCTGGCTTAATCCGCCATACAGCGACATCACGCCATTCGTTAAGAAGGCCGCCTCCGAGAGCGCTAATCAGATCGGCACGGTCATGCTGGTACCGTCTGACACTTCGGTTGGCTGGTTTAAGGAGGCTATCCAGACCGCCAGCGAGGTTCGCCTCATCACCGCCGGGCGGCTGGCATTTATCAACCCGGTCACCGGTAAGCCAGTATCGGGAAATAACAAAGGGTCGATGCTCATCATCTGGCGACCGTATCCGCGTACACACTGCCACTTCGCAACTGTGGAACGGGACGAGCTGATGGCTTTCGGGGCGAAACTTCTCGCCCGTCGGGAGGCCGCATGACGCCACAAAATGAAAACGCCATCCGCGCCGCCTGCCGCCGCTGCACCGAGGAAATCCAGCAGGCCATGCGCAAGAAGCCAAAGCCTAACTGGAACGATACGGTGCCTCCCATCATCAACAAGCATCACAAGAAAATTGAAGCTCTGGGAGTTAGCCTCCTGGAGTTCGTCGTTAAAACTGGCCGCCTTAACGGGCGGTTTGGAGCCGAACAATGAATATGAAAACTGAAAAAATCGTGATGATGGACAGCGATGAAGCGGCCAGCATCCAGACCGTAACTGGTTGGGTAGACCGCCAAGGTCGTTTCTGGGGCGGTGACGAGCACCAGGCGCGTTGGTGCGGCGCTACTCATCGCAAGTGCAAAAACAAACCTGACGAACACCCTATTCATAGCACTCATGGCTATTGCGAAGAATGCCACCGCGAAAGCCGACAGGCGAAGTTCTCTACCTTTGAGCGCGCGGTATGGGCCGGAGAGCCGCTCGTTATCTTTGACAGTGACCAGTACTTTTTCGACGCTGAATCGCTGGCTGATTATTGCTATGAGCACTCCCTGCTGCCGAGCGAGCTGCAGTTAATGATCTGCGAGCCTAACCACCCGCCGGAGTTCGATCTGGAGCAGCACTGCGAAGAGATAATACCTGATGGTGATGACTATTACTGCTTGCCGCAAGCTGTGCGTGATGCTGCTGAGGCGCTGAATAAGGCGCTGAAAGAAAGTGCTCCAGTATCGTGGAGCGCAAGCAATCGCGTGGCGATCGTCTCTGACGACATGCTCAACGATGAGCAGAAGGCCGAAATAATGGCGGAGCGCGCCGCATGAACAGAGCCTCACCAGTTGATTTGAGAAAAAGCCTCGAAATTGCCAATAACCTCGCGCACATCGGGATTCGCTTTGTGCCGATCCCGGTGGCGACCGAGAAAGAATTCCAGACGCTGGCCGCCGAGCTATCTCGACGGCTTGAAAATATGGCTGTCGAAGCCGAGAAGAATGAAGGCGGTGCTGCATGAAGGCACTAATCACCCGGGAGCTTAAGGCTCCTTTTTTATTGCTGGCGTTCACCTTCAACAGAATTAACAGACAGTTCCGGGAGAACTGACCATGGCTCGCTACAAGTTCACAAACCGTAAAGCTCGTATTGAAAAGAAGTTCAGCAAATCGGCAATGGAGTTGCTTATTCAATTAAGGCCAAGAAGCATTAACGCCGCAGATTTCACCCTTGAGTATGGCGATTTCGAAGGCCGTCATGGAACGGTTTATTACGACGAATGGCACCTTTGGGGATCCCCTGATTACTGGACTGGCGAGTGCGATAGTTACGATGCCTTTTTCGTGCTCCACGACCATTTAATTATGCTGACGCACGACCATGAAGGCGAGATGGACGCCCGTAATAAAGCTGGCTGGGATGAAGAAATAGACATCACTCCTTATTGCTCTCCGTGGCGCCTTGGCATAGTCAACCGCGCTCAAATTATCAGACATTGCCGACAGCTCGTGTCTGCTGGCATCAACTGGGACGCTTAACATGGCCGACATCATCGACACAGCAGCAGAGATTGAAGAGCTTCAACGTAACGCTGCCCTTTCCGCTCACCGCATCGACCGCAACGCCGTATCAGCTGAGCGTTGTGAAGAATGCGACGAACTTATTCCCGAGCCTCGGAGCGCTGCCGTTCCCGGCTGCCAGACGTGCGCCAGTTGCCAGGGTGTTATCGAATTGAGGAATAAGCAGAGGGGGATGTGATGGATTACAGCAAGCTAAGCGACTTTGAAATTAACAAATGGATTGGCCCCTATATTTCCATACACTTTTTATCACTTAACCCATGACTGGTTCGTCGCCGCAGATATTCCCGTGGCGAACGATACCCCAGTGCACTATGCGGATGCCATTCGTT